CCGTTTCGCGGGTGACAGTAACGCCATGCACCCATCGTGCCGTCCCGTTATGTAACGGACAACCGGAGGACGCCGTTACGTGGTTCTCAGTAACGCTGAACGACAGGCTCGCTACCGCGAACGGCACAAGGCGAACCCTGACCCAAAAGCCGGGGGCGATCTGGCCGCAGCCCTGCGGAGGATCGCGGAGCTGGAGGCGGAGATAGCCCGCTTGTCGTCCCAGCCTTCGTTCGCGCAGTTCCGTCCAGCGCCGAAGCCTTCACGGTCAAGCACTTCAAGGAGTGGGCGCGCAACCTAGAGCTCGACAACGGCAACCAGTGGGAGGTCGAGGACTTCCAGGCGGCGTTCCTCGAGGACCTGTTCTCGGGCGTGCCCGAAGTCTGGCTCATCATCCCCGAGGGGAACGCCAAGACGACCCTGTTCGCCGGCCTCGCCCTGTACCACATCGAGTTCCGGCGGTTCGGATCGGTCCCCGTGGCCGCATCGAGCCGTGACCAGGTCGGCATCATGTACGACCAGGCGGACGGGTTCATCACCCGCTCGGGGCTGCGTGGGTTCAAGCTCCACCCCGGCTACCGGCGCATCCGCCACGAGGAGTCCGGCGGGCGCATCCAGGTCATGGCCGCCGACGACCGGACCGGTGACGGCACCATCCCGACCCTCGCGCTGCTCGACGAGCTGCACCGCCACAACGACCTCCGCCTGTACCGGACGTGGCGCGGCAAGCTCATCAAGCGCGGCGGGCAGATCGGGGCCATCTCGACCCGTGGGGAGCCGGGGTCGGAGTTCGAGTCGACCCTCCTGCGCATCCGCGACCAGGCTACGGACGTGTCGGTGAATGGCTCGTTCACCCGTGCGGCCTCGGCCCACCTCGTCCTCCACGAATGGGCCGTCCCACCGGCCGCGGACGCCGATGACGTGGCCGTCGTGAAGGCGGCGAACCCGTTGAAGGCCATGACCGTCGAGGCGCTGGCCGAGAAGTTCGCCTCGCCGACCATGACGAGGCACCACTGGCTCCGATTCGCGTGCAATCGGCCCACCCGAGACGACGATTCGTGGCTGGGACCCGATGGCGAGCTCATCTGGCGCGACCTGGAGGCCAAGTACGCCTTCGTGCCGGGCGCTCCGACGTGGGCGGGCGTCGATGTGGGCCTGAAACGCGACTCGACGGGCGTCGTGGCCGTCCAGCAGGACGAAAACGGGCACTTCCACGCCCGATTGCGGGTCTGGACGCCCACCAAGGACGAGCCGGTCGACATCACGGACGTCATGAAGCACATCCGCGACCTCGACAAGGAGTACGACCTCAAGGAGGTCTCCTTCGACCCCCGTTTCTTCGACGTCGCGGCCACGATGCTCGGCGACGAGGGCCTGCCGATGGTCGAAGTGCCCCAATCCGTCGAGCGGATGACCGTCATCTGCGGCACAGCGCTCGAGCTCATCAAGCGCGGCGAGCTGCACCACGACGGCGACCCGCAACTCGCCAACCACGTCCTCAACGCCGTCCCGCGCTTCAACGAGCGGGGCTTCACCCTCCAGAAGTCCAAGTCGCGCGGGCGCATCGACGGCTGCATCGCCCTGGTCCTCGCCGTCGACAGGTGCATCCGCCCGGAGGTCGAACCCATGAGAGAGTTCGTCAGCGCATGGGCTTGACCGACCGGATCAAGACCCTGCTCCTGCCGCAGCGCGAGGTGTGGCCGACCCTGACGTGGCAGCAGTACGCCGAGATCGTCAACTTCGGCGGCAACACGTACCTCACGGGCGGTCTTCAGCAGACCATCCGCGGCCACGCCGAGGAGATCGGGTCGGGCTTCGACTCCCTCGTCACGGCAACGTTCCAGTCCAACGCGGTGGTGTTCGCCTGCGAGCTGGCCCGCATCCAGCTCTTCAGCGAGGCCCGCTTCCAGTTCCAGCGGATGCGCAACGGGCGGCCGGGAGAGCTGTTCGGCAGCGACGCCTTGAGCATCCTCGAGCACCCGTGGCCGACCGCCATCACCGGCGACCTCCTCACCCGAGCCCTGCTCGACGCGGACTTCGGGGGCACGGCCTTCAACGCCCGGCGGAGGAATACCATCCGCCGCCTGCGCCCCGACTGGGTGTCCATGATCCTCGGCTCCGAGCGGGACCCGGAGGTGCAGGGCGGCGACATCGACGCCGACGTGCTCGGCGTCCTCTACTACCCCGGCGGCAAGAACTCCGGGCGGAAGCCCGAGGTGCTGCTCCGCAACGAGATCAGCATCTTCGCCCCCATCCCCGACCCGCTGGCGTCGTTCCGGGGGATGCCGTGGGTGGTGCCGGTCCTGTCCGAGATCATCGCGGACAAGCAGATGACCTCGCACAAGTCCGCCTACCTCGTCAACGGCGCCACCCCGAACCTGACCGTCGCCATCGACAAGGACCTCAAGGAGGCCGCCAACCCCGCCGCCTTCGCGGAGTGGGTGGCGGCGTTCAAGAAGACCAACGAAGCGGCCGGGCAGTGGGAGAAGTACAAGACGTGGTACCTCGCCGGCGGCACCACGGTGACGAAGGTCGGCTCCGAACTCGGGCAGGCCGGGGTCGACTTCAAGCAGGTGCAGGGCGCGGGCGAGACCCGCATCGCCGCCGCAGCGGGTGTCCCCCCGGTCATCGTCGGCCTCAGCGAGGGCTTGCAGGCCGCGACGTACTCCAACTACGGGCAGGCCCGCCGCCGCTTCGCGGACAACACCATGCGCCCGCTGTGGCGGAACATGGCCGGATCGCTCGAGACGCTCGTCCCGCCGCCCTCGGGTAGCAGGCTTTGGTACGACGACCGCGACATCCAGGCTTTGGCCGAGGACAAGAAGGACCTCGCCGAGGTCCGCAACCTGGAGTCGCAGCAGATCCGCACCCTGACTGACGCGGGCTTCACCCCCGAGTCCGTCGTCGAGGCCGTGACCAACGGCGACTTCTCCCGGCTGTCCCATACCAACCTCTTCTCGGTCCAGCTCCAGCCCCCCATGCCGGATGGTCCGCCCAAGCCCGAGACCCCGGTGCAGATCCCGGCGACCGTCCCCAAGCGCGAGGAGATGCTCTTCGCCCTCGCCCGCGCCATCGCCGACCGCCCGGTCAGCGTCACCATCGACTCGCCCATCACCGTCGAGCCGACGAACGTCACGGTCGAGCCGACCTCGGTCACCGTCAGTCCTCCTTCGGTGACCATCGAGCGGGCCGAGCTGATGCCGCCGCCGGTCCCGATGCGCAGCGTCATCGACCGCGATGAGGAAGGCCGGATCACGGGGGACCACGAGGAGCCGCTGTGAAGCCCGAGACGCTGGCACTCGCCGCCGTCGAGGAGGTCCTGCGCCAGAACCCCGACCATCTCCGGGGTCCGAAGGGCGAGCAGGGCGACAAGGGGGACCAGGGCGACGAGGGCATCCGCGGCCCGCAGGGCGACTTCGTCCGGGGCGACCCCGGTCCCGAGGGACCGCCCGGCCCGAAGGGTCCGAAGGGCCTCAACTGGCGCGGCCCGTGGAAGAGCCAGAAGTACGCGGCCGACGACGCCGTGGAATACCTCGGCTCATCGTGGGTCGCCACGAAGGCCACCCGCTCCCGTCCGCCGGGTGGCGGCTGGGACCTCCTCGCCCAGCGCGGCTTCGACGGCATGGACCGGGGAGGCGGGGGTTCGGGAACCGGGACAGGTTCCGCCCTCACCGTCAAGGACGAGGGATCGAGCCTTGACACCGCGGTCACGTCCATCGACTTCGCGGGCGATGGTGTCACGGCGACGAACGTCGGCCACGCCATCACCGTCTCCATCGCGGGCGGCACGCAGAACATCTACGTGCAGGCCTCAGACCCCGGAGCCGTGGGCGCGGGCAAGCTGTGGATCGATACCACGACCCCCGGACCACCGTGGCACGTGCTCGTCCGCGACGGGGACGACCTGACCTGGCTGGACCTGCTCTATCAGTACACCTCGGCCAGCAGCATCCAGCTCATCGCCAGCGCGGGTGCTGCGATACAGGTCGCGGACAACTTCGTCCTGACATCCGCCGGAGCTGATGGTTCGGGCGCCAGCGCCAATCTCGGGGCCGGGGATGGGGCCAACGCCGGGTCGGTCGAGTTCTTCTCGGGTCAGACCACGAATGGCTACACCCAGGCCCGCCTCTCGGTCTACGGCGGTTCCGATGATGACTTGGCGTCGGCTTCCGCCGAACTGGTCGCCGGCAACGCGGCCCCCGCCTCCGACGCGGACGGCGGCTACATCAACATCACCGCCGGTACCGGAGACGGCGCAGGAGCCCCCGGCTACGTGACCATGACCTCGTCCGGGCAGACCTTCGAGTTCCTCGGTGGCACGGCCGACCCCTCCGCAGGCGCTGGCGTCGAGGGTCCCCTCCTCTCCACCTACCGCCGCGACAACGCCGGGACCGGCGAGCTCTGGTTCAAGGTCGGCGCCGCCGATACCGACTGGTCACAGGTGGTCTGATGCCGAACGTCTACTCAGCGTCGACCGGCCCGCGGGTCGCGCTCTCGGCGGTCCTCTCGACCAAGCCCGGCGTGGCGGTCGCGGCGTCGAACTCGACCTACAGCAGCGGCACGGTCGTCCTGTCGGGAAACGGCAACATGACCGTCAGCTACAACGCCGGGACGGTGCTCCTCTCGGCGGGCGTAGGCGCCGGGGGCGGTGTCGCGATCGCCAACGGTGCCGCGACCATCACGTCCGGAACGGCCGTCTTCTCGAACTCCAACGGCGTGACCTTCGGCCTCAACGGGCAGACCGTCACGGCATCCGCCGGCTACCGGGTGTCCAGCTACACCCACAACAGCTTGGCCTTCCTCGCCAACGCGTTCTCGGTCATCGGCGCGGCTTCGGCGTCCATTGTCCACGTCCCGATCCCGCAGGAGGTCAGCTTCTCCCGGCTCGACGTGCATGTCTCGTTCCAGACAGCCTCGAGCGCGACCGCCGCTACTGCCGCCGTCGCCTTCTCCAACGTCGCGGTCATCTACACCCGCAACGGGTCGACGCTCAACCCCATCGTCGGGGCATCGAACACCATCACCGTCTCGTGGGTCAGCAACACGGGCATCGCGTCGAGCGCGACAGGCCCCCGGCTGCTGTCCTTCGGCCTTGCGACCGCCCTGACGCCGGGCAACTACTGGGTCGGCGTCCACATCTCCACGACGTCGGGCATCAGCTCGGGCGCCGCGACGACCGCGCTCAACGGGAGCCTGTCCATCATCTTCCCGTCCATCGTCGGGACGTGGACCGGCACCAACTGGGGCGACTTCAACGGCACCACGCACTCGTCGTCCAGCCCGCTCCTGTACCTGCAAGGGCTCATCTCCTCGGCCCTCACCGCCACGGGTCAGACGCTCCAGGCGAGCCAGATCACGCAGTCGGGAACATTCGTGCCGCGCGCCGGCCTCGTCATCGGGTTGAAGGGATGACCGAACCACAGCTCATCGTCGGCGGCTACGAGGGCTGGCATAACGAGCACGCGCTCGAAGGCCGGAAGCGGCTGCGGACAGGCAAGGGCTACCGGGACCTCTCGACCATCATCGTCGTCCCGACGCGCGGGATGATCCCGGCCCGCGCGGTCGAGAACTGGATGGGCCTCCAGACCCCGATGAACCAGAAGGCCATCCGCATCTTCGTCTCGGGGATGGAGGTCGGGGACGCCTACAACAAGGCCATCGAGACCATCCTCGCCCACCCCGACCTCTCGACGTGGAAGTACGTGCTGACCCTGGAGGAGGACAACCTCCCGCCGGGGGACGGGCTGCTCAGGCTCTACGAGCATATCGACGACTACGCAGCCGTGGGTGGCCTGTACTGGACCAAGGGCGAGGGCGGTCAGCCGATGATCTACGGCGACCCCCAAGGGGTCCTGAACTTCCGCCCGCAGGTGCCCAAGGCCGACGCGCTCCAGGAGTGCAACGGGCTGGGCATGGGCTTCACCCTCTTCCGCCTCGACGTGTTCCGCGATCCGAACATCCCGAAGCCATGGTTCCGCACGCTCCAGGAGAGCGGGAGGTCCTACACGCAGGACCTCTACTTCTTCGAGAACGCCCGCAAGGCCGGCTACAAGGTCGCCTCGGACAACCGGGTCAGGGTGGGACACCTCGACCCGGCATCAGGGAGGGTCTGGTAGTGGAAGCGGCGCTCAAGCTGGTCCAGAGCGAGTACGCCCCGAAGAAGCTCGACATCGCCTGCGGCAACCGGGTCACCCCCGGCTACACGGGCATCGACATCGCGGCCGACGCCGACATCGCGTGGGACCTCTGGCAGTTCCCGTGGCCGATCAAGACCGGCTCCGTGCGGGAAGTCCAGATCAACCACTGGCTGGAGCACATCCCCCACTACCGTCCCGAGTGGGGCGCCCGCGACGGCTGGTTCCTCTTCTGGGAGGAGGTCCACCGCATCACCCGCAAGGGCGCGCTCATCCACATCGTCAGCCCGCACTCGCGCAACGACCGCGCCTTCTGGGATCCGACCCACGTCCGCTTCCTCCAGCCGGTGAACTTCTACTACATCAACCAGGAGTGGCTGGAGACGAACCTGCTCTCGCACTACACCACCTGCGACTTCGACGTGGTGGTCATGTCGTACCAGGGCGAGGCCGATGACATCGCCGCTCGTGCCGACGAGGCCAAGGCCTACGCCCACGCCCACTACTGGAACTCCCTCGGCGATCTCGTCGTCGAGCTGAAGCGCCGCTGACCGGAGGACGTCATGTCCGATACCCGACCACCCCGCGACAACCTCGTCCGCGCCCTCGCGGGGGGCGTGTCCCTGGAAGACGACGGCAAGACCATCTTCGGGCGCATCGCCCCTGCCAACGAGTGGAGCGAGATCAACTCGTCGGTCGAGGGCCACTTCATGGAGCGCAACGCGCCGGGCTCGTTCAAGAAGACCTTCTCCGAGCACCTGCCGAAGATGCTCTTCAACCACGGCAAGGACACGCTTGGAAAGCAGGTCATCGCCGCGACCAGCGAGGTCGGCGAGGACGAGCAGGGCGGCTTCTATCGGGGCACCCTCCTCGACGGCATCCCGGAACTCATCCTGTCGGGTCTGAAGGCTGGCGTCTACGGCTCGTCGCACACCTTCTCGGTCGTCCGAGAGAGCTGGAACGACCGCCCCAAGCCCTCGGACTACAACCCCAAGGGCCTGCCGGAGCGGACCATCCTCGAGTCCCGCGTGCCTGAGCTCGGCCCGGTCACTTGGCCGCAGTTCGCCGGCGCCTTCGCGGGCGTCCGCTCGATGACCGACGAGTACGTCTTCACCAACCTCACCAGCGACCCCGAGCGGGTCGTCGCCCTCATCGATTCCATGCGGGAGAGCGCACCTCCTGACGACGGCGCCGGGCCTGAGCCCACCCCGTCCGAGGACGCCGCGCCACCCGAGGAACCGCCGCCCAGCGAGGCGCCAGCAGAAACCCCCGAAGACCCGCCGAGAGGCGGGTCTCCTGATTCAACGGAGGAACGATCCGTGGAGTACACCACCCGCGAGGACAAGGCGTCCCGCGTCAAGGAGCTCGAGGCCGTCATCAAGCGGACCTCCGAGGAGTACACCGGCAAGCTGCCGGATGACGTGCAGAAGACCTACGACGCCGACAAGGCGGAACGGGCGTCGTTGCTCGAGGACATCGCCGCCTACGACGAGCGCGCCGCGTTCGTCGGCTCGCTCGGCAAGGACGAGACCCGGACGGAGCGGACCTTCGAGGCCCCGGCCGTCCATCGCGTCAAGTCGGTCGAGGACATCTACGACATCGCCGCCATCGACCAGTCGGGCCGCTCGCAGGAGCAGCGCGTCCAGGCGATCCGCGACAACGCCATGCGCTCCATCGACACCTCGTACCTGCCCAAGGACGCGGACCTCGACAGCCTGTCGCGCTTCCTCGAGCGGGAGACCGAGGACCAGGAGGAGGAGAGCGGTCGCATCCACCAGGAAGCGACCCGGCGCATCCTGCTCACCGGATCCCCGCAGTACAAGCGGGCGTTCGCCAAGTACCTGCGCTGGGGCAACCGCGACTCGTGGACGCAGGAGGAGGCCCGCGCCGCGGCCCTCGCCGTCACCGGCACGACCACGACCGGCGGCTACGCCGTGCCGTACATCTTCGATCCCACGTTCGTGCGCATCGGCGCGCACACGTCCGTGAACCCGTACCGCGCCGCGTGCCGCGTCGAGACCATCTCGGGCGGCAACAACTGGCGTGCCGTCACCGCCACGGCCATCACGGCCAAGTGGGACACGGAAGCCGCCGTCTCCGTCGAGGGTGGGCCGACCATCGGCCAGCCGACCTTCACGGTCCAGCGCGCCGACGCGTTCGTGACGGTCTCGATCGAGACGCTCCAGGACCGCCCCGACATCACCGACGAGCTGACCGGCCTGTTCGGCGAGGCGAAGGACAACCTCGAGGAGAACTCCTTCACCCTCGGCACCGGCGCCACGGTCTACCCCTTCGGCATGTTCCGGACCCTCGCCTTCACGGCGAAGGCCACGGCCACCTCCGACGTGACGGTCCTGCTGGACCTGATCGCGGTCGAGGGCGACCTGCCCCTGCGCCACCGCCGCAACGCGGCGTGGTTCTTCTCCCGCTCGACCCAGCGGCAGCTCGAGCTGCTCGACACCACGGGCTACTACTTCAAGCGGCCCGGCCAGTTCTTCGCGATGGGCAAGAGCGAGCTCGTCGACTCGCCCACCGGCAACACCGGCACGCAGCTCCTCGGCTATCCCGTCTGGGAAGTCCCGAGCGCCGTCTCCACCCTGACCACCGACGCCGCGCAGATCGCGGTCTTCGGCGATCCCAAGAACTACGTCATCGTCGATCGCATCGGCATGAACGTGGAAGTGGTCCCGACGATGCTCAACGGGGCGACGCCGTCGTTCCCGACCGGCCAGCGCGGGATCTACTGCTACTGGCGCAGCACCGCTCGTCCGCTCAACGTGGACGGGATGCGCCAGCTCGTCGTCGCCTAGTCAATCCGCGCGGGAGGGCCTTCGGGTCCTCCCGCACCCTGCCCGGAGGTCACCGATGGCACCAGCCAAGTCAGACATCGTCGTCGCGCTCACCTCCGGGTACTACGGAGTGAACGGCGAGGAGGTCGTCGTCCACGCGGGTCAGCACTTCCGGACCAGCGACCCGGTGGTCAAGAAGTTCCCCGCCCACTTCACCCCGCTGCTCGTCGGGGACGAGCGCGTCGAACAGGCCACGGCCGAGCCCGGCCAGAAGCGAGGCTGACATGGGCCTGACGTTTTCCAACACCGCCGCCACGACGGCCGCGGTCGCCAACCGCATCGTGACCATCGCCAACATGAAGGTGGGCACCTACACGATCGCCAACGCCTCCCCTGTGTGGGGTGGCGGCGCGCTCATCACCATCACCCACGCCACGGTCGCGGCGGGCACCGACACCCTCGGCACGGTGACCATCGACGGGACCAGCATCACGGGCGCCGTCCAGAGCGAGGTCATCACGCCGGTCGCAGATGCCGTCGCCACGGGAACGAAGATCTTCCGCTCGGTCACGGCCGTCACGGGCGCGGGCTGGGTCATCGCCGGCGGCAACGACACCATCACGGTGGGCGTGGCCGCGGGCAACTACGTGGCCGCGACCGGCGGCGTCCTCGGCGGGGTCCTGGTCAACAACGCGGTCGCCGCGGCGGTCGTCATCTCGGCAGCCAACGGGACCATCATCACCGTGCCTGCCTCGCAGGCGGCGGGCACCTACTACCAGCTCGGCGGCGTCGAGTATTCGGGCTGGCTCAAGGTCGCCACGACGAACACCAACGACGTGACCGTCTTCCATTCGGGGACGATCCCGGCCTTCGCGACCGCCTGACATGGCCCACACCTACGCGACCCTCGGGGAGTTCAACGACTACATCACGTCGGCGGGCTCCACGAAGTTCGCGACGGAGTCGGCCGCCATCTCGGCGTTGAAGCTGTCCCTCCTCGAGACCGCCAGCCGGCGCATCGAGGCGGCGTGCCACCGCTCGTCCTTTGGCTCCGGCTTCGGCCCGCGCATCGGGGTCAACTACTACGACGGCGACGGGGCCAACGAGCTCATGCTCCGCGACGACCTGCAATCGCTGTCGGCGTTCACCGTCGCCCCGGCCACGGGTAGCGCGGGGGTGAGCCCGGTCGTCACCACGGACTACTTCCTCGCGGGCTACCCGGAGGGCTACACCAGCCCGTACCGCAAGGTCATCCTCCACCAGAAGGGCAACCCCCAGGTCTTCGCGTCTGGCTACCGGACCATCGTCGCAACGGGGACGTGGGGCTATCCGACGACCCTCGTCGGGACCGGCACCACCGTCGCGTCGGGCTTGTCGGTGGGCACCACGGCCACGACGTTCACGACCTCGGCCACGCCGCTCATCTCGCCGGGGATGACGCTGCGCATCGAGTCCGAGGACCTGTACCTGTCGGGCCTGTCGGGGACCACGGCCACCGTCGTCCGGGGAGCGAACGGCACGACCGCCGCGACGCACGCCGACTCGACAGCCATCACCCGCCACCAGTACGACGCCCGCGTCCACGACGTCTGTCTCCGGATCGCGATGCGCCGATGGAAGGCCCGCGACGCGGGTGCTGACGGCTCCGACGGAGGGCTGGACATCCCCGGCGTGAACATCCGCGAGGGCGAGGACACCATCATCCGCAGGGGCCTTACCGACCTCATCCTGCTCGGCACCTACTGACGTGGCGAACCCGGACATCCCGGCGGCGCTGGTGGTGCTGCAAGCCCACCTCGTGGCGGCGGGTGCCGCTCTGACCGACGACATCCTCGACGTGGACCGGGGCCTTCTCGCCACGCGAGGACGGCAGATCCGCTACTACTGGGGCGGCGAGGTCGCGCCGGTCCGGATGGGGCCGGAACATCGCGTCCTCAACGGCGAGATGGTCGGGCAGCGGTTCATCATCGCGGCGGCGTGGCCGCTGACGGACCTGACCGAGGCCAACGTCACCGCCATCGACGTCGAGATGCAGCAGCTCGCGGGAGAGGTGCGGACGCGCATCCAGGGCGACTCGACCCTCGGCGGGAACGTCACCGACCTCGACCTGAACTACGCCGAGCCGGACCTGATCGTCATCGCCGGGGCGCGCCACGTCGTGCTCCGCTGGGACCTCGACCTCGCATACATCGAGTACACCCTTGCCCAGTGACCCGCAGCTCCAGGTGCGCATCGAGGCGCATGGCCCGTTCTTCACCAAGAACCCCGGCAAGACCCTCCGCGGGAACCTCATGGACATGCTCGACGAGATGGCCGAGTTCATGGAGTCCGAGGTGGACGCGGACCTCGCGCAGCACCAGGGGCAGATGCCCTTCTGGACCGGCTGGACCCGCGACAAGAACGTGGGCTACACGACCTCCAAGAAGACCGGGCGACGGTGGACCACCTACGCCGCGGTCGGCACCGTCACCGCGGGCATGGGCCGCGACGACGCGATCCGGACCAAGGCGGCGGCAGCCTCCATCGAGCGCCGCTGGCACCCGTGGCGAAACCTCAAGAGCGGGCTCTACCGTGCCCGTCCCCTGCTCACCGCCGACCTCGCGAAAGGACTGGAATAGATGGCGAAAGTCAGCGGCCTCACCTCATCGCTGCTGGTCGGCGCCGTCGACCTGTCCGGTGACACCGGGAGCCTCGACATCGACACCAGCGTCGCCACCATCGACGTCACCCCGATCTCGGCGTCGGCGATGGAGCGCATCATCGGGCGGGCCGACGGCGCCATCGCGTGGACGGGCTTCTGGAACGTCTCGGCGGGGCAGGCGCACCTCACGCTCTCGGCCCTGCCGACGACCGACGTGACCGTCACCTGCATCGTCCCCGGCGCCTCGGCCGCGCTCGTTGCCAAGCAGGTGACGTATCACCCGACGTTCAACCCGGACGGCTCCATCACGATCGCGGTCAACGCCCTCGGCAACGGCAATGCCCTGGAGTGGGGAGTGGTCCTGTGAGCACCACCTCGTTCGCCACAGGGACCGTCTCGGGCACGTCCGTCGACGACGGCGCGGCCACCACGGCCGGCGCGTCGGCCTACATCAACTGCACGGTCATGCCTTCGGGCACTGCCACGTTCGCCGTGCAGGACTCGGCCAACAACACCGACTTCCTCGATGTCACCGGGTTGGTGTTCACCGCCCTGACCGCGCCCGGTCACGAGCGGAAGGCGACCGCCTCGGGCGCGACCATCCGCCGCTATGTCCGTGTCCAGTGCACGGGCGTCCATGGCACCGCGACGGCGTACGTCACGTTCAAGCGGAACTAGAGAAGGAGCCACCAGATGGCGAAGATTAGCGGGATCACGACCGCCATCACGGTGGGCGGCAGCAACATCAGCAACGACGTCACGAGCATCGACCTCGACACCCCCTACGGCGTCGAGGACATCACCGCGGTGGACAACGTGGCGATGGCCCGGCTGCTGCTGCGGGCGGACGCCACCGGCACGCTGACCGGCATCTTCAACGCCGCCCTGAGCCATGCGGCGCTCAAGGCGCCGGGGATCAAGACCGTCGTCATCGCCTACGCCGCAGCGGCGGCGACGGCCACGTTCAGCGCCGCGTTTACGAACTACCACGTCGTGATGGCGCCTGACGGCTCGCTCGTCTGGGACTGCAACTACCAGCTCAGCTCGGGCACCGCCGTCGCCTGGACCTAGTGTTCGTCCTCGGAGGTAGGGTCCCGCTGGCCCTCCACGCCCCGTGGGCGGGCGTCCACTGCGAGATGGACAGCATCGACTCCGAGCCGGTGCGCCAGCACATCGCCGACCGGGTGGCGGCGTACCTCGACGCGACGGAGCCGGGGGCGCAGCTCGTCGCCCGGACGGAGCTCGCCGAGACCATCGTCAGCCACGGGCGTCCGTCGTGGGACCTTCACTCGATGAAGGGTCCCATCCCGGCCACGGCGGACGGCTGCTACTTCATCCCCACCGCCCTGCTGCTGGCGATCGCGGAGGCGTGGCTCGATACCCTCGACGAGAAGCCTACCCGTCGGCGGCGCGCCCCGTAACGGAACAGGAGGTGTGCCATTCCGAATCAAGTCCGAGTCGGATTCGGCATCACCGGGGCGTCCAAGGCCGAGTCGGACCTCGACCGCCTGCGGAACAAGATCACCGGCATCCAGAAGGCCGGCGCCGGCGGCGTCGCCAAGGGTGTCGGCATCGGCATCGGGCTCGGCCTGCTCAACCAGGCCACGCTCGCGGTCGGCGGGCTGACCAACGCCATCGGCGACGCTACCGCTGCGGCCATCGCGGACGAGGAGAGCCAGCAGCGGCTCAAGACCACGCTGAAGGCCACGATCCCGGCGTGGGACGGCAACACCAGTGCCATCGAGAAGGTGCTCGAGGCGCGCATCAAGCTCGGCTTCTCGGATGATGAGCAGCGGGAGTCGCTCGCCACCCTCGTCACGGCCACGGGCGACGTCACCACGGCGCTTGACCTCGAGCGCGGCGCGATGGATCTCGCCCGCAAGGCCAACGTCAGCCTGGAGACCGCGAGCGATGCGGTCGCCAAGGCGTTCGGCGGCCAGGACAAGCAGCTCAAGACGCTGCTGCCCGGCTTGCAGCGCGGCAAGACCAGCGCGGACACCCTCGCCAACGCCTTCGCCGCGGCACGCGGGCAGGCCGACGACTACTCGACCACGATGGGCGGCAAGGTGCTCGTCTCCCAGACCAAGCTCAACGAGGCGATGGAGAAGCTCGGCTACGTCATCGCCCCGGCGCTGGCCGACGCGCTGACCGGGCTCGTCGAGGTGATGGAGGGCGTCGGATCCGGGCTGGAGAACATCGCCGAGGTGGCGCAGCAGGCCGGCGAGGGCATCGACAAGGGCCTCATCAAGCCGATCGCGGATGCGACCGAGGCGTTCCAGGACTTCGCCAACGGCAGCTCCGAGAACTTCGACAAGGTGGACGCCGACCTCGACCGAGCCAGCCGCAAGGTCACGAAGCTCACCAGCAACATCAAGCACCTCAAAGCCATCAGCCCGGTCGAGATCAAGGTCTACACCAAGGTCATCGGCGGGGTGGAGCAGAACTTCTCGTCGCTGTCGGGCGGGCCGCGGGCGTCGGGCGGTCCCGTCCGCCCCGACCGCTCCTACTACGTCGGCGAGGAAGGTCCGGAGAAGTTCACCCCCGACGTGCCGGGCACCATCTCGCCGACCGGCTCCGGAGGGGATACGTACAACCTGACCTTCACCGGGTCCATCGGCCAGAGCGCCGACAACATCATCGCCCAGGTCAACCGGATGCGCTACTACTCGCGCAGCCGGAAGGCGGCCTAGGTGACCGCGCTGTCGTTCGACGGGCTGGACATCCGCGAGGCGGCAGCCGCTTCGGGATCGGGCATCTTCTTCGACCTCGTGTCGGGCTACAACGAACCGGCCTCGGTCAGGGGCGTGGACAGCGTCATCCCCGGAGCCGACGGGCGGGTGTTCCGCTCCCGCGTCCGCGATGCCCGGCGCATCATCTTGAAGGGCTATGTCACCGGCACGTCGGCCTCGGACTTCCAGGCCAACATGGCGGCGCTCTTCGGGGTGATGAACCCCGTCAACGACCCCGCCGACCTCATCATCAGCGACTCGTACCTTGGGACCGGGGGGAGTCCCACCATCGCCTGCCGCTTCCTGAATGCGGTGGGTGACGATCCCGAGAACGGGCCGAAGTTCCAGCGCTGGACCATCGAGCTCGAAAGCGTGGTGCCCGAGTGGTCCTAGTCGCCGGCGAGCGGGCGATGTACTTCGACGTCTGGGCGGCAGACGACCTCAAGGGCACGGCGCTCGGGACGCTGACCGACGCCGTCCAGAAGGTCATCCGCATCGGGGACAACCAGCCGGGATCCGGGTCGTTCCGCATCAACCGCAACTCCGACCAATGGGTGATGTGCGCGACGGACAACCTCGTCCGGGTGCGGGTATCTGCCGGCGATGCGTCGGACTACGCATGGGACGACACGGCGTACAAGTTCGCGTTCCTCATCGAGGAGGGCACCGACAACGTCGTCTCCATCGACGAGGAGGGCGGCGAGGTCGTCGAGCTGCACGGGCGCTCGGCCGAAGCCCTGCTCGAGCGGGCCATCCTCGACTGGGAGGCCCACTACCCCGCCGACACGCTGTCGCATCCCTACGACCGCACGACCCTCATCGACGGCCAGTGGCACTTCGACGAGGCCATCGACGGCGCCTACGCCAACATCGGCTCGATGGGCGGGGCGATGCGCATCCTCATGCTGGAGGCGCAGGCCCAGACCCCGACCGCGATCCCCGACGTCGACCACGACTTCGACCTCTACATCGACTCCGCTGCCGTGGCGTGGGACGACGGCACCGCCCGCTACGACTTCGACGTGGGAATCGACCTGCTATCAGCCTTGATGGCGGTGGTCGACGGGGGGGCGTGGTATCGCTTCAGCCCGGCCTTGATGCTGTCGCTCTACCAGGACACACAGGGCACGGACATCTCGGGATCGGTCACCTTCGAGAAGGGCCTGAACATCCGCGAGTCGGGGCAGCGGGACATCCACGCCAGCCCGTCCAAGAGCCGCGTGCTGGTCAAGGGCTCGACCAAGAAGGGCACCCTCAAGTACCGCTGGGTCAACGAGGACGGCGGCACCGGGCACCACGAGGACCTCCCCGCCGGGGCGGTCGAGGATGCCATCGGCGTCCGGCAGGGCTTCTACGAATACCCCTACTCACCCACCAACTCGCGCCTGGACCGGGCGGGGCGGAAGTTCATCAACGACCGCAAGTTCTGGCACGACGGCCCGCCGGCCATCGGGGTCCTCGACACCGACGACCAGCGCATCTTCGACGACTACAACGTGGGCGATACGGTCGGGCTGAACATCCCCGACACCGAGGCGACGGCGGTCATACACGCCGCCATCCTCGCGGACAACGATGCGGGGAACTTCGATGTCAGTCTGGAGTTCATCTCCAGCTCGTTCCACGACTCGGGGCCGAGCTCGACGTTCACTCCCTCGTCCTCCCCCTACGGCGGCAGCTCGTATGGCACGCCGGGCAACCTCGCCGGCGACACGGTGGTCCCGGTGGACGTGGGCGAGATCCTGCTCATCTGGTGGACGCCGATGGCGAACGACCTGCTCGTGGACGGGAGCGCGGCCAACGGCAATGCCAACTCGGGCTTCAGCTACATGGTCGGCCCCGGCAACTTCACGATCTCCAGCCCGGACACGGGCACCCACTGGCACTACATCGTCGTCACGGGCACGGCCTATGTCGACGGAACGCCCGACACCTAGAGACAGCAGAGCCGCCCCTCGTTTCCGAGAGACGGCCCTTGCCTGTTCTACCTGTCCCCGAGTGGGGACTGAACTACTTCACCGCCGCGAGGCGATGGGTCGGATTCGAACCGACATCCACTGTAATCCTACGCCTCTGAGGTAGACGATGGCAACGACGGTTGCACGACCGAACTCCGCTCCGACCGTCGCCTCCGCGGTCGCCTTGCATGTCGGGGAGACCTCTACCGGCGACGGCGAGACCGCCGACCGTCGTGCCCTGACGGGTCCCGCCGACCTCGTGGCGACGTTCACCGACACCGGGTCCAACACGGTCACCTTCGACATCCAGGGCTCCGCCGACAACACGAACTGGTGGAACGTCCCGTATGCGTTGATCGCGACGCCCTCGACTTGGGTCATCGCGGCCGTGACCTACAACACCAACGGCGGCGGGACCGTCCACTACCTCTTGCAGGGCGGGCAGCCGTGGCGCTACCTGCGCATGCACATCACCGCCAACACGGCGACCACCGTGGACGCCTCGGCCTACTTCTTCGCCCCGTAGCCCTCGCTCATCCCCGTCCTTCCCCCCGGCTTGGCCCTCCCCTCAAGGGCCTCGCCGGGGGTCTCTTCGTGTCTAGCAGTCGAGCTCGTAGACCCGCGCGCCGACCGCGGCCCAGTAGTGCGTCGCCCACTTCTTCGCTTCGCTGCCGGCCTCGGCGCGCTGGACCTCCCGGCCGACCTGGAGGAAGAGGTCGTGCAGGCCGTCGCAGTCCGTCCGCTCCTTGAGGGCGGCATAGTCGGTCTCGTCGCTGTACGGGACGGACGCGGGAGTCGAGGCCCGACTGGAGCCGCATCCGACGGCGCAGGCTGCCAGCAGCAGCAGGATCGCCAGTCTCATCGTCCCCTCCTCGAATACCACCAGCCGACGGCGACGAGGCCGACGCCGATGACCAGACCGACGACCAGCCACGCCGGGTCCATCAGCTCGTGCGAATCTTGTTGATAAATGCCTGTTGCGGCTGACGGTACGGGGGTACTGTTGGCGCGCGCGCGCGTGCTCGATGGGGGAACCCAGTCATGTCCCAGTCCGAGCGCCCCCGCGACCCTCGCGACATCATCGAGGCCGAGCTCATGCTTGCCGTCTACGACGCAACGACCCTGGCCCGTCGCCGACTCGCAGGGCAGGCCCAGGTCCCGAGGCGGATGAGTCCGCGAGCGCGAGCCTTGTGGCTTCGGCGATCGCCTCCCGCAGTCGCTCGTCGTCCGTCATCGGCGGATCTGTGAAGAGGGTGACCGGCACGCCGTAGCGCAGGGCCAGTCGCTTCATCTGGTGGACCTTGATGGGGCGCTGGCCGCGCTCCCACAGGCTCACGGTCGAACCTGACCCGGCCGACAGCCCGGCGGTCACCGCCGCATCGCTCAGGGTGATACCGGCGTTGTCGCGCGCCCGACGGAGCCAGTAGCCCCGGCGCACGGCCTCGGCATCTTCCTCGGATGTCATCGCGGCTGACGGTAGCCGCCACAACACGACTTGCCCTAGCAAAGGTTCCCTCATTCGGCTTGACAAAGCGTTGCTGGCGGAGGATAGTTACCACAGCAAGAGTTTGTCACTAGTCGGAGGGCACCAAGCGGTGCATCGAGTCGATACCTCAGGGCTTCCCATCGGTCAGGCATTGAAGGTCGAGCGGACCATCGCGGGCGTCACCCTGACCCGCATCGCCACGGCCGTCGGTGTGTCCATCGGCCAGCTCTCGCGGATCGAGTCCGGCGAGCGGACCGCCAGCGCGGAGCTCGTCGAGCGCATCCGCGTTGCCATCCGAGCGGCCACGGAGACGGCGGCATGACTGCCTACACCTACCGCCTGTGGCGGCTCTACTGGCTCGCCGTCGCTCGGCGTGACCTCATCGGGCAGTACGGCATCGCCGCCCGTCTCCGAAAGGAGATGCCATGACCCGCTGGGTTTGGGACGACTTGGACGTCCCTCCTCCGACGCAGCGGGCATGGGTCGCGGCGGTCCTCATCTTCGCGACGGTGGTCGTGTGGCTGGTGCTGGGGCTGACGTCGTGAGGTTCACCGTGACCCTGTGCTCCTGTCGACGCATGTGCGGCGTCAACGGCAACGACATCCATCGGATCCCCGCGAGGGGGACGACGCAGCGGGTACTCCCTCCCCTGGGGCCGCTGGAACCCGTCGTCCCTCTCGCCGGTCATCCGACGGACGGGTCCCCCGCGAGGCGCTGGACGCCGGGCTCTCACCAGCCCGTCCACGGTAGGACCCCCTGCCGCGTCCAGCCCCTCGCAGGGCATCTGTCCTGCCATCGAGGGAGATAGCCATGGGCCACAGCTACGAATACGAGCACCTCGGGGCCGACATCCCCGACACGAAGGTCGTGACGCCGCGGGTTATCCGCATGTCGGGCGACATCGAGGTCCGGCCCTTCCCGCCGTTCCCCTACGACTGGGAGATGGCCGCGACGGCGGGCGACTCCCTCATGGAGGACTACCTCGACGAACTGGGCTACCCGAAGGTCAAGCCGACCCTCCGCCAGCGCATCCGAAGCGCGTTCCGGTGGACGTGGTGACGTACCCCGAGGCGCGTGAGCTCTGCTCGGCCGTCAAGTACCCGAAGGGCTGGCACGTCGAGCCCCGCCTCGTCCGCCGTTTCAAGTGGCGCGACAAGCTCAACCTCATCGCCTTCCACGACTCCATGCCGGTCTTCGGCTGGACGGGCTACGCCGTCGAGGACGGGCTGGCGTGGCTCATCCGCCGGATCGAGAAGGACGCCGGACAGGCGTGGGCCGGAGTGACCGTGACGACGGACTCCGAGGGATGGATCCGGGAGGTGCTTGATGCCTGACAAGAAGTTCGAGCTGGGCGACTACATCGAGGTCAAGGACCGGATCGCCATCTTCTACGAGCTGTACCCGCAGGGGCGGCTCTGCACCGACCAAGTTCGGTTCCCGGATCCTGACGACGACACGCCCCGAATCACCGTCTGTGCCCTCGCCTATCGGACCCCAGAGGACCCGCTGCCCGGAGTCGGCTACTCGTGGATGGTCCTGCCGGGGAAGACCCCGTACACCGCCGGGTCCGAGCTGGAGAACACCGAGACGAGCGCGTGGGGCCGCGCGATCGCGAGCCTCGGCATCCTCATCGACCGGAGTATCGCCTCGGCGCAGGAGGTCCAGAACAAGCAGGAGGACCGGCACACCCCTCTCGCACCCCTGTCACGCGAGAGTGCTGAGGACGGGCTCATCGGCACCGTCGAAGTGGGCAAGTCCCCCGTCGACATGGAGCTTCGGCAGACCCCGGACGGTCCGGCCCTCGGCTTCAAGCTCAAGAACGGGCGCAAGGCGTACCAGGTGCTCGCGATCGGGCCGCTGGCCGACGCCCTCCAGATGACCGACCTCGGCGCTGGGGACCGGGTGACCGTATTCGGGACCATCGACCTCATCCCGTGGAAGAAGGGCGACGTGGACATGCCGCCGTTCGCCCGCATCACCCCGACGCGTATCAAGACCGACGAGTGGACGCTGCCCGCCGAGGAGGCCGTGTCGCTGCCGCTCTTCGATGAGGACGAAGCAGCCGAGATCGCGGCACGGGAGATGGCCGAGGCGGCGTCGTCGTGAAGCACTCGTCCTTTTCCGACGACGACCTCGTGACGGTGTTGCGGGAGGACTCATCGAGGGACGCGCGCCGGGAGGCGCTCATGCGCATCCTCGCCGCCTCGTGGGAGGACGGCTGGCAGGCGTGCGAGAAGACCTACAAGGAGGCGCTGGTCGAAGCGGCCGTGCGTATCGGGCCGCACGTCAAGGAGGGGCGGGCGTGACCCTCCGTCGTCGTACCCCGCTCAAGCCCTCACAGGGCACGACGTGGCCCGCCACCGTCCGCTCTGCCGCATGGGACCGGGACCACGGCTGCATCGGCCCACGGGTCGGGATGCCGGAGGTCTGCCTCGGAGCCGTCGAGCTCGACCACGTCCGGGCATCTGGCGGGATGGGGATGAAGTCCCGCTCGACCCTGGACAACGCGGCGTCGCTCTGTGGCCGGCATCACGATCTGAAGACCCGCGAGGGGCGGACGTGGCGTCCGCTGCTGCTCGAGTACATCGACCGGCAGGCCCGACGATGACGATGACGCAATGCGAGGCCCTCTCCTGGTACCTCCGCAAGTACCCCGGAGCATCGTCGCTGGAGGTCACCCACGACCTCAAGATCGTCAACGTGACGGGCCGGGTGTCGGACCTCCGGGCGCAGGGCGTCGAGGTGGTCTGCTTCACCCGCGAGGACGGGAACAAGGGCTACCGGATCGTGGAGCCCGAGACGCAACTGGCCCTCGCGCTGTGAGCCGCATCCGGGTCGGCCTGACCCCTGACGCATGGCGTGACGAGGGCGCAGCCGTGGCCCGCTTCCATGGCTCGCCGCAGTTCGGGACGCGCGGACAAGCGCTCGTGGGCGGCACGAACAGGCCGATCCCCAACGTCATCCGGGCCAACCTCCGCACCCCGGAGTCGGCCTCGAGCAAGGTCGCACGGCTCCGTCGGGAGAGGGCCGCTTCTGTTGACCGTGTGAGCCAGACGAACCCCGATAATGGAGCTGTCGAGGCATCCATCCATCGAGGTTCGCTGTGAGTCTATCCCGCGGCGCGGTCACGCGCGACGATCCCATTCTCGGAACGGTCCGGCTCTGCCGGGGGTGCGGCGAGGAATGGCCGCTCGATGACGAGTTCTGGCACATGCAGGGGGACCAGCTCTCCACCGCATGGCCCTTCCGTTGTCGCGCCTGTTGCGTGGACTACTACGCCGTCCGCCGTCGGCTCTCGCTCGAGACTCGACGTTCGACGTGGACGCAGCGCGACCTCCCCGTCGAAGGACGCTGCAACCGGGTCCTGAGGACCGGCGCCTACTGCGGCCGGATGGACGGTCACTCCAACCGTTGCCGCTCCCAGCTCGCGATGCTCAACGACAGTGTTCGTCAGCGACCGGAGAGGGCGGCGTGAGGATCCGGCAGGTGCGCCCGGAGTTCTGGACGGACGAGACGATGGCGCTGCTCGCCTACCCGGTCCGCCTCTTCTACATCGGCCTGTGGAACGTCGCTGACGACGCCGGGTGGATGGAGTGGAGGCCGAACCGGATCGGGGCCGTCCTCTTCCCCTACGAGTCCCCGAAGCGCCGCGAGCGCGACATCACCGCGTGGGCCGAGCGGCTGGTCGAGGTCGGCCGGCTCGTCATCCACGAGTGCGGCTGCGCCCAGGTCCCGACCCTCTCGAAGCACCAGCGGGTGTCCGGCAAGCAGTCATTCACCGCCTTCGACGGCCACAGTCCGCACGCACTGCGAATCGGTAAGCAGTCACCGCTTAGCGATAGCCCAGTAGAGGAAGGTAGAGGAACGGAACGTAACGGTATGCCTGCGGGCGACCCATTCGCTACGCGAGACGAAGAAGACCGGATCGAGCTGACCCGGCTCGCGACGAAGAAGGCGCTACGGGCATGACCGACATGCAGACCTGTGCCGCCTGCGACCACACGGGCTTCGACGTGAAGCGCGCCCTGGTCGAGCTCGAGCCTCCGTGGCGACTCACGACCAACCCCATCACAGGAGAAGCGACGCCCGAGAAGTGGGCGCATGAGCCTCGATGTACGGACCGGGATGCCTGCGCCGAGCGAATGGAGGTGATCGCATGACCTACGACCACGAGACCGGCCCCGGCTGGTCAACTCACGTTTTCACGATCCGCCTCGGACGCTGGACGCTCTCGCTGGCACTGGACCGGAACCGTGATTAGCGCCGTCTGCGGGCTCATCCTCGCCCTCGCCGCGCTCCTGCCCGCACAGGGCGCTACATCGTCACTGCGAAGCGGCCTCGCCACCTGGTACGACGACGGCCCCGGCCTGTACGCCGCCGCCGGTCCCGACCTCCGGCACGGAGACTGGCGGGGATCGTTCGTCACCGTGACCAGCGGGAGCAGGAGCGTCACCGTCCAGCTCACCGACTGGTGCGCCTGCGGGGATCGCAACGGCAGGCCCACCCTGCTCGACCTGAGCGCAACAGCGTTCCGGCGGCTGGCCCCGCTGTCGAAGGGGGTCATCGCGGTCGAGGTGACGACGGGCGCGAGGATCGAGCTGCCGAGGACGGATACCCGATGATGTGGCCCGACCTGGAGGATCGCCGCAGGACGCACCCCGACGACGCACACGAGCCATCGTGCTGCGGCGGGTGCGACGTGTGCTTCGCGGTCTGCGGCGGCTACCACGGTCCGGAGCGCCGAAAGCACTGGCCGGTCGCGGTCGAGGTGACGAGCGGCAGCGTGACGTTGCCGGCGACGGATACGGAACGATGACGGGCTATCGGCGTATGAACATGGGCGGTTGGCATCTGCGCGTCGTCGAGGATCGCGTAGCGGCCCTGCGCCACCTGCGGCGGTACTGGCCTTTCCTGCCCTCGACGTTCTTTCGTTGGCTGGAGACGGCTGGACCGGACCAGACGTACCTGCTCACGGCCTGCGTCAACGAGCCCGAGCGGTGGGTCATGGGCAACCCGCCCCTGATGGCTGACACGGAGGCTCTCGTCTCCATTCCGGTCCGTGCTATGGCCCCCGTTCTCGCCGCACCCACCGAGGAGGAACGCCAGCATGACCGTTGAGCAGCACCATCACTCGTGGGGCAGCATCGATGACGGACCCGTCCAGTGCGTCGAGTGCGGCGTCGGCTCCGCGCCTGACCTCGTTCCAGCCTCTCGCCTCTCTCACGATCGGGGCGCGCGCCCGGCCAACGTCGCACGCTGCGCCAACTGCGCCAAGCCGCTCACCCCGGACCACCAGTGCCCCACTGCCGAGACGACAACGCGAAACGAGTGGGGCGTTCGCGGCACCGAAGCCTACGCCGCTCGCCTCTCTCACGATCGGGGCGCTGATGCTGAACACTGCCCGTGCCTCGGCCACGTTCAGGCGGCGTTGACGGACGGCTGCCCGTGCTCCGCTGCGGAATGCGTCCACGACCACATCCTCTCCGTCCCAGCCCCGACGCTGCCCGTGTACCGATGTGTCTGCGGCGAGATCGAAGCCAACCGCGTGCATTCCGACACGAGGCTGTCCGGGTGGCACCCCTACGCCGGGGAGTCCGTCCCAGCCCCGACGCTGCCCGCGCTTGATGCGGCCGTCGTCGCGCTCGCGTTCGCTCGGCTGAACTACGGCAAGGACGCGAGGGCGGTCGGCGACGATATCGCGTGGGCCAAGGCGTTCATCCGAGAGTACGAGGCCCTGCGCGATGGCGTCTGACCCGACCCGCGAACCGCGTTCCGAGGCCGACCTCCGGGCGCTGGGGCTGTCGTGGGAGTGCTGCGACTCCTGTCACGACGACGACGCCTATGGCTACGGGATGACCGAACGCCAGACACCGAGCGGCGCGTGGTTCTCGGCGTGTTGCAGGACGCCTGGAGACATCGCCATCGCAGCCGCTATCGAGGTGCGCGATGCCGTCTGACCCGCTACCCCTGAGCCCGGAAACGGGATGGGATGCCCTGAACCGCGAACTCGATGACTGGGATACGAACGAGTCCCCGATGCTAACGGCCATCGTCTCGCGACACCGCCCACGCATCGAGCAGGAAGCGCGCACCCTCGAACGCGCCGAGGTGATCGCGGAAGCGGTGGCGGCAGTGGAGGCGCTGGAGGGCGTCGTCTACGTGGACAAGGATGACGTTCTCGCCGCACTTTCACGGCTGGGGGAGCGCGAGTAACCCGTGACCCGCATCGGCTACAGCGTTGCCGAGGTGGCCGAGGCGCTTGGCAAGCGCAAGGCCCAGGTCCAACGCTGGCTCGTCAGCGGGAAGATCCCCGGCCGGAAGGTGGGCGGGGTCTGGTTCGTGTCCGCCGAATGGGTCGACTCGATGAGGGGTTACGATGACCGCGGTGAGAGGACACAACGAGGGAAGCCTGTTCCTCCGCAAGCGGGACCGTCGCTGGGTGGCGATGGTGACGATGCACGACGGGCGCCGAAGGTCAGCGTCCGCAGCGTCGAAGTCCGAAGGGTTGACGCTGCTTCGCGAGCTGACAAGGCAGCGGGACCAGCAGATACCAGCCGATCCCAGTCGGCTGCGGCTTGGGGTATTCCTCGAGAGGTGGCTCGATGACGTCCGCCCTCGGATGGCTCCGGCGACGTGGAAGAAGCACGAGTCCATCGTCCGTGTTCACCTTCTCCCACACATCGCTCACATTCGCCTGTCCCAACTGTCGGTCGCCGATTGTCGCGAACTTCTCGCGGACCTCGCAGTGGACCTGGATCCTCAATCTGTCCGACATGTGCGGGCCACGCTGCGTCGAAGCCTTGCGGATGCTCAACGCGATGCGCTCGTGGGACGAAACGTCGCGGCGCTCGCCGAGCCCCCGCCGATGCGCCGCAAGCGCCCGGCCGTCCTCAGCCAAGTACAGGTCAAAGCCTTGATCGACGGCACGCGGGACGACCGCTACCACGCCTTGTGGACACTGGCCGCCACCTCGGGGATGAGACAGGCCGAGATGCTGGCGCTGACGTGGGACGACATCGAGGGGAGCATGGTCCACGTCCGCAGAACGCTGCACTTCCGGGACGGGGAGGCAGTCCTCGACAAGCCCAAGACCGAGACCTCGGTGCGCGACGTCCCGATCCCGCCCGTGACCGTAGCGGCGCTGCGGGAGCATCGACGGGCGCAGCTCGAGGAACGCGCTGCCGCCGGCGCACTCGGCTCCGAGGGGCTGGTGTTCGTGACCGTGCGGGGCCTGCCCATCCACGGCTCGAACCTGATGCCCGCGCTCCATGCCGCTCTGGCGCGGTTGGGGCTGCCGAAGGTGACGATGCACTCGCTCCGGCACTCGGCGGCCACGGTGCTCATCGCGGAGGGCTACCCGATCGCGAAGGTGGCGGCCATCCTCGGGCACTCGTCCTCGCGGGTCACGGAGATGGTCTACGCCCACCTCATCGGGAAGGACCTGGTGGGGGCGGCTGACGTCATGGAACGGATGTACGGAGAGGCGAGATGATTGACGAGCGGGAGGTTCGGATTGACCACGCCAACGGCTGGCGTTGCCTCGTCACCGTCGCCGCATCGGCCTTCGATGACAAGGCGATGATGGCCGCCGTCGAAAGTCACGCTCGTGATTGGGAGGTCGGCTTCCCGTGGACTCCGGGTCTGCGGCGGGGTCAGATCGTGACCATTACGGTCCCGCATTGGGAGTTTCAGGTTCGGGCGCGGGTGCTGTCGGTCAAGGACACGGTCGTTCGGTTCCGAGAGGTCAAACCGAGCGTGTCTGCTGTCGCTTCTGCTGTATTAGCAACGCCCGAAGCGTCGTAATCCCGGTTTCACGCACGAATGTGGAGGCGACGGCGGGATTCGAACCCGCGTATAGAGGTTTTGCAGACCCTTACACTGCGCGTTCTGAACGTAGGATTAGGCACTAGACAGCACTATTCGGCACTCTGTACTGCTGTACTTCTGCTGTCGCAGCAGTCAGAATCTAGAACCGACATGCCGTACGTCGACTGGTACTCGTTCTGGCTCGGCGCGGCCTTCGTCCCGGTGCTTGCCGGAATCCTCGAGCTGCTGGCGGTGCCCCGCTACGCCCGACATCTCCGGATCCGCGCGCTTGCTCGGAGGCTGGGCGGGACGGATGACAGGCAATGAGCGGGATGTCCCCTACTACGGCAAGGCGCGCATCCGGCTCGCTGCCCTCCTCATCGCCACGGCCTGCCTTCTCGCGATCATCGACGCGCTTTCGGCTGAGTACGAGGTGTCCATCGGGGTACTGGGCCTCCTCCTCGGAACCGCGGGCGTGTTCCTGGGGGTCGAAGCACTCAAGCGGCTGGCGTCGTGATGGACTTCACGGGCTTCCTCGTCGGCATGAGCTACGGGCTCATCACGTTCGGGACATGGTCCTACGTCATGCTGCGTCGCTGGCGGGCCTACCGCGCCGAGCGGACCACGGAGCACTGGCGGCGGCTGGTGTTCGTCCTGCCGCTCTGGCTGATGGCCGTGTTCAGTGGGGTGGGCCTCGTGGTCAGCGCGATCATGGACGTGACCGACTTGGGCTCGGCGGCGGTGCGCTCGCTCATCGGTGGGATGGTCTTCGGGGCCTACGGGGCAGCGGGCATCGTGGCGGCGATGAACGAGCGGGAAGCCGATGAAGCGGCCAAGTAGGCGTACCGCCTCCCTCGGCGTCCTCGCCGGCGTCATCGCGGGCACGGCCGCGCTGGCCGTCGTCATCACCCCGCAGGCGGTCGAGATCGGCATCACGGTCTACGAGGACAGCAACCAGTCCGGCGACCACATGCTCACGACGGGCATCGCCCCGAACTACCCGAAGCGGGCCAATCTCACCCTGGTCACGACCGGCCTCAACAACGGCTGCAACCGGGGCATCAACCAGAGCTCCACGTGGTCCGACTGCATCAGCTCGGCCAACGTCTCATCCCTGCCCGCCTCGACCAAGCTCCAGTTCTATCGCGACATCAACTACGGCGGCTCGCTGCTGTACTGCTACGACGTCGATGGCAGCCACAACATCAACCTCACCAGCACGAGCGACCTCATCAGCTCGTTCCGGATCGTGTCGGGGAACTGCTAGCCATGGAGACCCCGTGAATGGCGAAGCGGAAGCCACGACCTATCGACCCGACGGCCAACGTCCTTCGGCTGGTCAAGCAGTCGATGCGTCGGCAGGACAATCTGCGACGGGCCGAAGCGGAGTTCCAGCGGGAGCTGGGCAAGCAGGAGCGCCGGCATCGCCGCGAGATCCGCGCCTCGGAGGGCAAGTACCGCGACGCCCAGCAGATCGCGGAGAAGGGCCGCATCGACGCCCTGCTGGCGGCGCAGACCGGGGCGGCGGCCCTGACGGCATCGCGGGCCGAGTCGACGGCCACAGCCCTCGCGGAACGGGTGGATACCTCGGCCAAGACCCTCGCCGCATCGGTGGAGGCGACGGCCAAGGCGAACGAGGCCGCAGTCACGGCCACGGCCAAGGCGCTGGCCGACCGCATCGGCCCGCTCGAGCAGGCGCGCTACGAGCAGGCGGGGTCGAAGGAGCAGCGCACCGAGGGCCGGTCACAGAACCAATGGGTCATCGCCCTGGTCCTGTCGATCCCCTCCACGGTCATCGCGGTCATCGCCCTCGTCGCCCTGCTGTCGAAGCCGTGATGACGTGATGGGTCAGACCGTCTCCCACGACTACCTCCGACGGGCCTCGCAGCTCGTGGACGAGCAGCAGCCCCACGCCGCCGCCATCTGCGCCCGTGCCGCCCAAGCCGAGGTGGACGATCCCGAGACGGTCGTCGGGGAGTTCTGCGACTGCACCGCCTGTGTGGCCTACCTGTTCGCCGCTCGCCTTCGGAGGGCCATCGGATGACCGACGTCACGCTCCAGCCCGGCGAGACCTACACCGTCCCAGCGACCCCCGGCTACACCATCACGGCAGCCAAGGCGACAGAGCCGCCGCCGGTGGATCCGCCGCCCGTCGAGCCTCCCCCGAACGGCATCGAAGTCAAGCCGGGGCAACTCCAGGCGAAGCTCGCCGCGGCCAAGGACGGCGACGTGTTCCTCCTCCGGGGCGGGGACCATGCGGCCCCGTTCCTCATCCTCCGCAAGAAGGTCACGATCCAGAACTGGCCCGGCGAGGTGCCGGTGCTGACGAATCCCGGTCGGCCCGACTTCCTGTACCTCGAGACCGATGGCGTGGTGCGCGGCATCACCTTCCGCTCGCAGTCCACGGGCTTCGACGACAGCCAAGGCGCCGCGCTATCGGAGGTCCGCACGGGAGCGGTCGCGATCAACCTCGTCTGGTACGACGGCTGCACCTTCATCGGCACGTCGAAGATGGTGGCCCGCGAGCAGCTCGTCTACATCTCCGACAAGGGCCAGACCATCGGGGAGGTGCGCTTCACCAACTGCATCTTCGACGCGCAGGGCTCCAACGGCTACGGCATCCACCCCTACGACGGACCCAGCCCGAAGCTGGTCACGGTGCAGGGCTGCACCTTCCGGGGCTTCGACACCAACGCCGCCGTGCTGAACGCCGCCAACGCCTGTCTCGTCAAGGTCGACCGCTCGACGTTCACCTCGTGCGTCACCTACGCCCGTGGCATGTACGGCCCGGTGCAGGTGTCGAACTCCAAGCTCTCGGGCAACTCGATCGGGACCGTGCAGGACATGGGCGGCAACACCCGGTGACCTACTACAGCCCCCGCCACGAGTACCAGCTCTCGCCCGTCAACACGCCCCTCACCCGCCATTCGGGCTGCACCTGGACGAGCGGAGCGGTGGGAGCCGATGCGGTCACGGGCGGGGCCAAGGACCGCTCCCCTGACTACATCCACACCCTCGTCAAGCGCGACGAGGAGACGAACCCCAAGCTCCCCGGCTGGTCGCTCGGGGATCTCCGCTTGGCGATGCAGCGGCTCGGCGTGCTGTTCGACGTGCGCATCGGGCAGGGCTGGGGCAACCTCGTCAACGTCCACGACGCCGGCCACTACGTGGTCCTCCAAGGCGACTCGGACCAGTTCGGCAACAACACCTGCTCGGGTGCCTTCGACGGCGACCACTGCATCGGCATCCGCCCCGGCGGAACGTCGCGGTCATGGCTCATCGACGACCCCATCTGCACGCAGGCCCGCTACGAGTCTCCGACCACGCTGCTGCGCTACGCCCGCAAGCTCGACGCGGGCATCCGCTTCGGCGTGTTCACCACCAAGGTGCCCTCGCTCCCCGCCGGCGACTGGCAGGCTCCCATCCATCCAAGGCCCGGCGACCCGGACGGGATGCAGCCGTTCCTCGTCTATCGGGTGCAGGACCACGACGACCGGCCGCTCCGGATCGTGGCCCATGAGGCGACCCGGACCGGCGGTGACACCTACCGGGTCAAGGCGCCAATCAGGGCAGTGCGTGGTCCGGGCTTCCCCAAGACCGCCGTGCTGCCCAAGGGCCTGTGCCGCCTCATCGACAAGGTGCCTCGGCTCGAGCCCGGCGGCTATCTCGCGCAGGAGCTCTGCGAGCCAACCCCCACGGAGGACTAGCGCATGGACCGACTCAAGCGTGAACCCGCGGTCGTCATCGGCATCGTGGCCGCGGTCATCCTCGCGGTGGTGCAGTCGCTCAACGGCAGCGGCGTCCTCGGAGCCGATGCTGCGGACACCATCTCCAAGGCGCTCGACCCGACCACGGGCTGGGCCATCCCCATCGTCTTGGGGATCGTGACCCGCTTCTTCGTCTCCCCCGCCAGCAAGCCGGGCCTGTAGGCCATGATCGGAACCATCCTCCTCATCATTGCGCTGGTGTGCTTCATCGCCGCTGCCGTCAACGTCAAGGTCGGCACCCTGAACATCGAGGCCGTAGGTCTGGCCTTCCTGTCGGGCTACTTCCTGTGGACCGTGCTGGGATGACCTTCGCCTCCCTCTCCGAGGGCATCGACTGGACACGGGCACGCTGGGACCAGCAGCGCCCGGTACCGATGCGCCTCCATGAGGCACGCACCACCGAAGGCGCCCTCGGAGCCCCGCCGTTCACGGGTGCCATGCACGCCGCCCTCGCCGGCAAGCCCACCTCGGTGACCGATGCCCTGCGCACCGTGGACTGCTACCACCCCATGCTCGTCAAGGGCATGAGCCCGCGCGACTGCCCCGAGTGCTACGGCCTCGGGCTCAAGGACGTGCGGGTCGATCGCTTCCGCTTCCCCATGACGCTGGCCCTGCACCGCCTGTCCAAGCTCCTCCGCCAGCGCCGGAACCCGCACCCCTACTGGCTCATCCTCGCTCTCGCCGACCACGGCTGGGACGCCCACGCCGCAGCGCGGGCGCTGGACCTCCACTGGACGCTGGCCGAACCCCTGTTCCTCCGGGCCGTGCGCCAGCTCCACGATCAGTACCAGGAGGCGCCTCTTCCGAGGACGTCATGGGTGGACAAGAGCGAAGCCCAGCGGAACGCTGAACAAGGGGGGCCTGTAAACGACCCCCTCCCCCCTGCCTTGGAGGGTATGACCGCCGCATAGCGTGGTGTACGATGCAACGAATAGCAGTCGAGCGGCTGCGCTCCGGCCCGACCCACCCCGTGTGGACAGGAGCGACGAACCCCCTAGCCGCTGCATCCCCACCGTGAAGCGCCCCTGCCTTGACTGCGGCACCCTCACCTCGAGGACACGCTGCGACGGATGCAGACGGGCGCATGACAGACAGAGGCGCCCTACCACGGGACAGCGGGGGTACCACGCCCAGTGGCGCAGGTACAGCAGAGGGCAGATCAACGAAGAGCCGTGGTGTCACAGCACCCCCTGCCCCTACCCCGATGCAGGTACCCCTGCCAACCCCCTAACCACCGACCATGCAAGCCTTGGTCTCGTGCTGTGTCGACGCTGCAACTCATCGAAGCAGCACGCTGACCGGGTACGGGGGGTGGGGTAGCCGCGAAGAATCTGACCCACAGCGGTGGAC